TATTTTTTTTATATCGGTGCGTTCTTTATTGTGTTCCAACTTATAAGTTGCTTTTTTTATTTGATAACGTGAACTAGTTCCGATAATGTTTATTTTTTTATCTGTATCATCTACATCTGTATTATCTACGATAATCGCGGTATCTTCGGGGAGTTCCATATTTTAATGATAATATTATAAATCAATATAAATATTAGAATATAACTATATGTTTTAAAACGGGTTAAACTTAACTCTTTATATAATATAATATAATGGAAAACACAATTAATGAAGAGTGTCACGAATTAAAAAATATCAAATATAAAACGATGTTATTAAATAGAACCCCAAAAAAGGAAACAAAACTAACAACTAATGATATCTCTTTTTTGGAGAAATTTTTAGAAACTGAGCAACAACTTAATGTCAACGGTCCATGGTGTAAATTGGATAATACAATTAAAATGAAAAAATTGGCGTGTTATGTCAAAACATATAAAGAAACTAATAATTTAAATGATGAAGAAGAAAGTCATTTAATTACTTTTTTTAAGGATTGTTTGGAGAGAAAAAAACTACAAAAAGTAAAGGATGTTATTTATGATAAAAATACCGGAATAATTAAAGAGATCCCGGCACTTATATATAATAAGCAACATAAGCATTTTACTTTAAAAAGTTTGGATAAAAGAATATCAACCTTAAAAAGTTTGCCTCCAAAAAAAACAACTGGGACGATAAAGGATAAACACAATATTGTTATCGGGGATGTTTTACAGAATATATAAAAGTAAATTAAAAACAAGGTGTTAATTAATATAACATGTATCTTAATGATTTGGAAACCCTTGAAAATATAATTGATAGTATAGTAGCTTTAGACGACGATCCATTAATAATGGATGACGATATGTTGACAGATTTTATTGAAACAACTCTTGAACAAATTTATGAGTATGTTAATGAAAACCCAACATTAATTTCTGACCCCGATTTTCATTCTACGTGTGTTAATGAAATTCGTGGATTATGTTTAACACAATTTGAAGAACAAATTTTATTAAATGATTTATATGAAGAAGAATTATATAATTATATCGATGAGACATTTGAGATATTTTATTCTTCTATTTTTCCAAGGCGTTCTTTTGATAGTAGTATAATAATAACTAACCCGATTATTACTGTTGTTTCTGATAAAATACAACAACTATTAAATCAACCACAACACGTCCAACGGTCACCGGAATGGTATACTTTTAGACACAACTTAATTACGGCAAGTAACGCACATAAAATTTTTGATAGTGTATGTAGTCAAAATCAATTAATTTATGAGAAGTGTCAACCAATACCAATTATAGCAAATATACCAGATAAAGAGGTAAATGTAAATTCAACGCTTCATTGGGGGCAAAAATATGAACCATTATCAGTTATGTTTTACGAAGATAAATATAATACAGAAATAAAAGAATTTGGATGTATAAAACACACCAATTATGATTTTCTAGGAGCATCACCTGATGGTATTAATGTTAAAGTTGATTCACCAAGATATGGACGTATGCTTGAAGTTAAAAATATCGTTAATCGTGTAATTGATGGAGTTCCTAAAAAAGAGTATTGGATACAAATGCAACTTCAGTTAGAAATTTGTAATTTAGAGGAGTGTGATTTTTTAGAAACAAAATTTGTTGAGTATGAAAATGAAACCGATTTTATGAATGATGGGGATGATTTTTTAAAAACCAAAATAGGAGAAATAAAAGGAATTATAATGTATTTTTCTAAAAATAACGGGGTTCCTGTATATATCTATAAACCATTACATATGGATAAAACCGAGTTTGACATATGGGAAGCAGAACAAATGTCTATTTATTCAGATATGGATTGGATTAAAAATATTCATTGGAAATTAGAAAAATATAGTTGTGTTTTAGTGTTGAGGAATACTATGTGGTTTAAAAGTAATATTTCAGAAATCCAAAAATTATGGAATACTATAATCAATGAAAGAATCCGCGGATACGAACATAGAGCACCAACCAGAAAACAAAAAAAAGAAGAAGTAGATACTAATTGTTTATTATCTATAAATAAAGATACAGGTAAGGTTGAAATAGTCCAATATAAACTAATAACGGAAACACTCGAAGAATCTCAATCTAATTATTCTGCGTTATAATAATTTACACGAATACCTCCTGAAGAATTTACAGGAGGTAAAACCTTCGAAATATTTGAGTGTATTTGTTGTTCTTTATATATCGACCCGCAAAAATCGGAAGGCATACACGAACCGGTATCTGGATTATTTGGATATTTTAAATTATTATTAATTTGTGTATATGACCCAACTTTAAAAATAGGATAATGCCACCACATTTTATTTTCGCTTACATTAGATAGTTCAATATTATTTTTAATTGGAAAACTGTCTTCTAAAAGAACCTCGTTAACAGCTGCAGGATAATTCCCACGACTCCCTAAATTAAAATTATCGTAGTTTTCGATATTTTTACTGTAGGCAATAATTGAAAAACTTATTGTTATTAATAATAAGAAAACAAATATATATGATAATAAGAAAACAACTATATATTTCATATATATATAATATGTTAAAAATAACAATTAAAATATAATATATAAAAAATAATATAAAATAATAGTCATATATATTGTTAACAACAACAATATGTCAGATATGCGTGTTACTAAAAGAAATGGCGAGTTAGAAGATATTGCTTTTGATAAAATTTTAAATCGCGTAAAAAAACTTGGACTAGAGGCAAATATCCAAATAAATTATTCCGCATTAGTTATAAAAGTAATCGACCAATTATACGATAAAATTGATACAACTAAAATAGATGAATTAACTGCCGAACAATGTGCGTCTTTGTCGACACAACATCCAGACTATGGACTTTTAGCAGGACGTATAGTTGTATCAAATCATCAAAAAAATACGGATTCGTCCTTTTCTAAATCTATGGAAAAATTGTATAATTTTATTAATTATAATGGAAAAAAATCACCAATCATTTCAGATGAAGTGTGGAATATTGTTTCTGAAAATAAGGATTTCTTTGATAATTTAATAGTTCATGAAAGAGACTATTTAATTGATTTTTTTGGTTTTAAAACGTTGGAACGTTCTTATCTTTTAAAAATCGGAAATAAAATTATTGAAAGACCCCAATATATGTGGTTGAGAGTATCCATCGGAATACACGGAACTAACTTTAAAAATATAAAAGAAACCTATGATTTGATGTCTCAGAAATATTTCACACATGCTACACCAACATTATTTAATGCCGGAACTCCAAGACAACAATTAAGTTCTTGTTATTTACTTGCTATGGAGGATGATAGTATAGAAGGGATTTATAAAACTTTATCCGATTGTGCCCAAATTTCAAAATATTCTGGAGGAATTGGTCTTCATATTCACAATGTTCGCGCGAAAGATTCTCATATAAGTGGGACTAATGGTAAAACAGATGGAATTGTTCCGATGTTAAGAGTATATAATAGCACCGCAAGATATGTTAACCAATCCGGAAAACGTAATGGAAGTTTTGCGGTTTATATTGAACCTTGGCACGCAGATATTGAAGAATTTTTGGAATTAAAAAAGAATCATGGTGATGAAGAGTTAAAAGCGCGTGATTTATTCTATGCTTTATGGATATGTGATTTATTCATGGAGCGTGTAAAAACCAATGAAAAATGGTCCCTTTTTTGTCCAAATGAATGTCCTGGTTTGTCTGATGTTTATGGTGAAAAATTCGTAGAATTGTATACAAAATATGAAAATTCTGGCGCTGCTAGAAAGACCTTAAATGCTCGTGATTTATGGTTTAAAATTTTGGATGCTCAAATGGAAACTGGTACACCATATTTACTCTTTAAAGATGCGGTTAATAATAAATCGAATCAACAAAACATTGGCACGATAAAGTCGTCTAATTTATGTTGTGAAATTACTGAGTACTCTGACGATAAAGAGACCGCTGTTTGTAATTTAGCATCCATTGCGCTTCCTTCTTTTGTGAACCAAGAAACTAAAGGTTTTGATTATCATAAATTACACGAAGTTGCTAAAGTCGTAACAAATAATTTAAACAAAGTAATTGATGTGAATTTTTACCCAACTGAAAAAACACAACGAAGTAATATGTTACATCGTCCCATTGGAATTGGTGTTCAAGGTTTAGCAGACACATTTATTTTAATGGATATACCTTTTCACAGTGAAGAAGCAAAAGAGGTTAATAAATTAATATTTGAGACAATCTATCATGCGGCGTTGGAAAAAAGCAATGAATTAGCTATAACAATAAAAGAAAAACTGATACATCAAATAGATTTAAATAATAAAAATATGTTAATTTATGAAACCAAGTATACAAATGGTTTAAAATATGGGTTGAAACCTGAGCATATTGGTTCATATCAATCATTTGAAGATTCTCCAGCATCAAAAGGAATTTTACAATTTGATATGTGGGGTGTCGAACCTACCCCAGGACGGTATGACTGGAAATTGCTTAAACAATCTATTATACATCATGGATTACGTAATTCTCTTTTAGTGGCTCCTATGCCAACAGCTTCTACATCACAAATTTTAGGAAACAACGAGGCATTCGAACCATATACTTCAAACATTTATACGCGTCGTGTATTGTCCGGAGAATTCATCGTAGTAAATAAACACTTACTAGAAGATTTAGTAAAACGCGGACTTTGGACCGAAGATTTGAAACAACAATTAATGCGCAACAACGGTTCGGTTCAAGATTTGGATATTCCACAAGATTTGAAAGAACTATACAAAACCGTTTGGGAGATGTCTATGAAAGATATCATCGATATGTCGCGTCACAGAGGTTATTTCATTGACCAATCGCAATCGCTGAACTTGTTTATGCAAGATGCGAATTACGCAAAACTTACTTCGATGCACTTTTATGCATGGCAAAGTGGTTTGAAAACAGGAATGTACTATTTGAGAACCAAAGCTGCGGTTGACGCTATTAAGTTCACATTGAACAACGATAAAAAAGCAGAACCTACAGCACAAGTTCCGGAACCGGTAGCGGTTGAAGTGGTAGCGCCAAACGAAACAGGTGAAATGACTGCCGAAGATTTTGCCGCAATGGTGGAACGCGCAAGAAATGCTGGTCCAGATGACTGCGAAATGTGTGGGTCTTAATAATTACGAATTTAGAATTACGAATTAATAATTAGAAAACAGCTGTCGATTGATGGCTGTTTTTTATTAAATTTAGGAGCTATTTCCCGCTATACGTTGCAATCTTTTTTAAATTG